CTAAAGATCTTGTTGCATCGGGTAACAAATCTCAGTCAGATTTCCGTAAGCACCTTGATGGTAAGATCAACTCTCGTCTGAATGGGATGAAGCGTGCATCCGAAGAAGTGGAAGATCTTGATGAAGAACAACTAGATGAACTTAGCAAGACTACACTCGGTTCATATGCTAAACAAGCAAATGCAGCACGTTCCCACGAATATGATGACCGCAAAGCAGAAAACCGCGGCACTGGTGTTATGAAAGCATTGGACAAGATTGCTGGTGGTAAGAACAAGGGTGGCTTCTTAAAGAGCCAGGCTGTGTCTGCTCGCTTCTCTGCATCCAAAGGTGGACCAACTGCTAATAAGGACCGCGAAAAGTTTGAAAAATCGGTTGACAAACGTACCAATGAAGATGTACAGTTTGATGAATCCGTCGAATCTGACAATGCTTCACGCCGCCATCGTAATCAAAGATATGCTGAGTTCCTGTCCCACAAGACCCCAGAGAAGTTCCTCCGGCACATGGATGATAAGACTCTACTCCACATCAATGCTTTAGCTAAGGCAGATTCTCGGACTCCAGATTCACTTAAGCATGCTGCTGCTTCCCGTGTGAAGGCATTGGGCCTAAAAGAAGAATTCGTACAGTATGAAGATGCAATTGCCGATGCTCTTGCTTCTATTAAGGAAGATTGTCGTGCACAAGCTCTGAGTATGTCTGACTCATTGATGGAAGCTCAGGATCTTGCTACTGCCTTGTTTGAAGACATTGCAGAGGAATATCTGTCCGAAGTTTGGGCTTCTGGTAACCCAGAGAAGAAATCTAAGTCATATGTTGCAAAACTCAAGACTAAGAATACTGGCAAACAAGCTCCAGCTGATGACATCAAATTTGATCATCATGACAAGATTGGTGTTTGGAAGCGCAATATTGGTCAAGGTGAAATGATTCTTCGGAAGCACAAAGAAACCGGCAAACATGAGATTGTTGCCAACAATGACCAATTCTCTCATGTATCATACCCAGATACTGAAGCTGCTGGTCGTAAGTACCTCAACTTGCTCGGTACTCTGAAAGAAGAAGTACTGGATGAAGCAACCAAGCCACTATCTGGTGATGCATTCTGGAAAGCCCGTGATGATGCTCATAAGGAAGAATTCCTGAAGGCTCAACGCAAGGCTCTGGGTATTGCAGAACCAGTGAAACGCGGCCGCGGCAAGCCAACAAACATTGACCGTGATGGACTTAAGTCACGTGCTCACTCCAACGTTGAAGCTGGTCTTCGTCCAACTGCTGGTTTTGACCGGAATGAGAAGATCCACTTTGTTCGCCATCTGAAGGATCACCCAGACTTTGCAGAAAAGCATGTGTCTCAAGCTGGTCGCCCAGTAGGTACTACTAAGGTTGCTGCTCAACAAAAAGCACTGGCTAAGAAGAAACAAGACTCTGCATTCTCTATGTGGGCCGGTCTCGGTAAGAAATGAAAACTTTCAAAGAGTATTTAGCCGAGCATGAAGAGTTTGACTCGGGTACAATTGATCATACTCAGCTGAGTAAGCATTTGCTACCGTCTGAGATCAAGAGTATTCATAACCATCCGTACTTCCGTGAATACGTAGGAAACTATGTACCTGGTGGTTCGAAGATTGCTTATAGAGTAACAAAAGACCGTGCCGGTTTCAAACGAGTTTATGCTGGTAATTCTCAGGTACTTGATACGACTCATGGTAAGATCAGACGCATGGCTCAATTCGATATGAAGTACTCTGGTCGCTCAGTAGACAATGCTCATCTTCTCCATAACGTAGATGGCAAAAGACATACTCACGGAAATAAGAATATCTGGTGGGACCACATTAAATCACACAAAGACTACGGGAACTAGAATGACACAAATAAACAAAGCCATGGAAACTAAACCAGAAAACGCAACTAGATCTAAAGCCCTTCAGTTGTTGAAAAAGAAGAAACCAGGTACTGAAGTTGTAGTGGCGGCACTTAAAAATGAAGATGTCGAGCACAAATACGGCCACGAGTTTAAAGAATTTAAAGATAAGCTAGAAAAGAAACATGGAGCGGGAAATGTAAAGTTCCAAGGTGATGGAGATGTATCTGATGCATACCACAAAACTACCGGTAAGCACCTAGGTTTCATTGACGGTACTCACATCGAAATCAAAGAAGAAGTTGAAACTCTGGATGAAATTTCAGATGAGAAGAAGCAACAATATCTTGATAAAGCTATCCCTACTAGACTCCAACAATTTCTTGGGCGTGCTCCAACTACGAAGCAACAACTAGATAAGAGAAGAGCATCTATCCAGAAGGTATCAAAAGAACTGACTGGTAAAACTCATTACACAGAAGAAGTAGAATCTGTAGATGAGCTGGCTATTGATACAGTTAAGTCGTATAAAGCTAAGGTGGCTACAAACCCAGCTCCATCTAAGACAACTTCTGATATTCTTCACAAAGCAATTCGTAGATTTGCCGGTAAAGAACGTGCTGAAGATCGTATCCATTCAGATGAAATGAAGAAGATGCGTGATCGCCTTGGTCTCAAGACTGAAGAAACTCTAGATGAATCATTAACGTATCAACAAAAGCTACACCACCTCCGCGTTGACCCAATCAATGCCACACCAAGAGATCTTCTTGGTAAAATTGGTGTATTTGGTGAAAAATCAAATCTTGGTAACGACGAAGAGTACAAGAAGGCCATGGCTGATGCGCATGAATATGGAAAAACAAAATTTGCTGGCAAATATGAAGTTACACACGTAGGTCACCGCCAAGATAAGATTCGTGCAGGATCAGTTGCTAAAGTTCGTAGATCGATGAATGAAGAAACTCTGGTTGAAGGTGAACCAGGTACAGAAAACCATGCTAAACTAGCTCTGAAATTCAGAAAGCAAGTAGACAAAATGTTGGCAGATGGCCATGCTGGTGATGCAGTTGCTCGTGTATATGCACTTCAACAACATCACGAGAAGAAGGCCAAAGAACTTAATGAAGAAACTTTGGCCGAACGTGCTGACCGTGAAGATGATGAAGGTTATGCTCGTACCAAGGATGAAGATGACGAATGGAATAAGAAACTAGGTCACACACCACCAGTTCCAAAGCCAACTCCAGCTCGTAAAAAAGAACCAATTGACATCTGGAAAAAGAAACCAGGTGTTGATGAAGAAGTAGAACAAGTAGAAGAAGATGATGATGCTCAAAAGCATATGTCTAATGCTATGGACAACATTCACCCAGACAAACGTGTAGCTGCTCGTAAGCTGTACAACTCGGCTCGTGCCAAGGGCCTCCCACATGCTGCATCGTTGAACATCATGCATGACCGATTTGGTGGCACAAATGAAGAAGTTGTTGAAGAGGGGAGTGTTCTACGAACTGCAGCATATGGGGCCGACCCAGATGATATAGCTGGTTTATTAGCAGCAGGCGAGGAGGGTATCAGAAATCTAGTCAAGAAGGGTGTTGACAAAACAAAGGCACACGTCGCCAAAAAAATGGCAGATGCTAAAAAGCCAACACGAGATGAATACGAGCCTATCTCGTATAAACCTTCTGCATCAAGAATGCGCGAGTCTGCATCGGAAGAAATGTCTATCAAGCAAATCCAACGTGAACATCTTGAGCAAACTGGACAACTTCTATCTCTAGCCGAAGTTAAATACATGGTAGAGAATGCCAAGGGTGGAGTAGGAGCCATTGCCCAACATGCGGGTGTTGATGGTGAAGCCCCAGAAGGCACAGGAAAAGTAAAGAAAATGATGGGAAACAAGACTGATATTAAGGCTATCGCTAAAATCATCACGAATGGTGTCAAACCGAAAGAAGAAAGTAACTAAACATGTCATATTTGAGAACAAAGCCACGTTGGTGTCCAACCGTTGAAGCAACCGAACAGGGTTGGATCAATTCATTGAATGGAGAACTTTTGGTCTCCCTACGTGGTCTAAAAACACTAATTGCTGCCGAGGAAGCCGCTATTGCAGCTGCTCTCCCACAACCAGCAGTTGAACCAGTCAAAGAGGTAATCGTTATGCAAGAAGAAGTTAAAGTTGAAGTACAAGAACCACAAGTCGTCCTCAAGGAAGAAACCGTCAAGAAACCAAAGAAGAAACAAAAACTTCTTGGTGAAGTCGTTGAATTCCCTATGGTCGAGGGTGCTCAAGTTATTGGTGAATAATGGCTGATACTAAAATCTCGGCTATGGTTGCTGCTACTACGTTGGCAACCACGAATACCTTCCCAATCGTCCAGGCAGGTGCTAATAAGCAGGCTACTCTGGGTCAAGTAATCAATCTGATTGCCGCTCAGCCACCGGTCACATCGTTTTCTGCTGGAAATGCTATCTCCACTCAGTCAGATATCGTTTCTATTTCTGCAGCATGTACACTTCCTGATGTGTCTGTGCAAGGTAAGAAAATTGTATTGGTTTCTTCTGGCTCTGGCTCAGTTACCTTTACATCAGTTACCGGTACTACGACATATTCATTCGTCAATCCTGGTTCTACTATCAGCTTGCTCTGGTTCAATTCGGCCTGGTATGTGATCACAGTCTTCAATATGACTCTAGTTTGATGATTTCTAACGACCAACATTTCTTGCTTCATGCATTCAGATCCTATGACAATCCTAGGATGATCTCCACCACGGAGTTTGATGCTGATCTTAAGAGGTTTGGTTATTTGAACACCATGCTATGTAAGTACTCAAAGGATAAAGACGAAGTCAAACTCCGAACCTGCATCAATCACATTGTCATCATTTCCAACTGTTTCTGTGAATCATCGGTCGAATTGATACGGTACAAGATCTTCCAAGAGAATAGAGTACTGGCGGAAACGATCATGTACTTTCTAAAGATGGTAGATGACAAGGATTACGTAGATTTTAGCCTATTAAATACATTAGAGCAATTATGAACCAAGAACAACTTAAAGAAGATGGAGCGGTAGCAGCCCCCGGAAATGTTACTGCAGGTGTGGAAGCCCCAAAGCTACCTATCAAACCAGGCAAAGCAAACATTTTTAAGAGGGTCCAGACTCTTAAGAAGAAAAAAGACGCGTTGGGACCCCAAAGTTCCATCTAATTAAATAATAAGTAAGATTAATATCGGAGTATAAAATATGGCAATTTATCAACAATCCCCAGGTGTACAAGTAGTTGAAAAAGATGCTTCTGCTGTAACAGTAGGACTATCAACAACGATTGGTGCCTATGTAGGTTCTTTTGTTTGGGGTCCAGTGATGAACCCAATGTTGGTTTCCAACGAAGGCGAACTGGTGCAATTATTTGGTACTCCAGATGATACAACTTTCGGTCACTTCTTTGCGGCTTCCAACTTCCTATCGTACACAAATGCAATGTGGGTTGCTCGGACTGTTGGTGCTTCTGCATCTAACGCTTCGGTAGCCGGTGGTGCTCTGTTGATTCCTAACTACGATAACTACCAATCTGCTCACACTTCTGGTGTTGGTACTTACGGTACATTCGCTGCTCGGTATCCAGGTACCAAAGCAAATGGTCTAAAGGTTTCTATCGCCGATTCGGCAACGTTCTCAACATGGATTTACAAGGATTTGTTTACAACTTCTCCAGGCACATCAAGCTTTGCTGCTGCTAAGGGTGGTTCAAATGATGAACTCCACGTGATCGTTGTAGATGCTCTTGGTAAATTTACCGGCACTCCTGGTGCAATCCTTGAAAAGTATGAATTCCTTTCAAAGGCTTCTGATGCTATTTCGTACCAAGGTACAAATAACTACTACGCTACCGTGTTGGCTAACCGTTCACAGTATGTTTACTGGCTGTCACATGACTCCGATGGTACAAACTGGGGTACAACTTGCGTGAACACAGTATTTGCTGTTCTGTCACCTTCTACTCCTGCCGACCTGATTTACACCTTGTCTGGTGGTATTGATGATAACTCTACAAGCAATGCAGTTCTTAAGCTAGGTTGGGATCTTTTCTTGGATTCTCAGACCTATGACGTAAGCCTGTTGGTTTCTGGTAATGCTAATGAAGAACTTTCTGCATATGTTGTACAAAATATTGCTGATGTTCGTAAGGATTGCGTTGCATTCACTTCGATCTGCAAAACTGGTGCTCCAATTCTTGGTACATCCGTTGACCGTATCGCTGATGCTAAGGCATTCAAAACCTTTGATTCTTCATATGCCGTAATCGACTCTGGTTACAAGTACATGTATGACAAGTACAACGACAAATATCGTTGGGTTGCTCTGAATTCTGATACCGCTGGTCTTTGCGCCAAGGTTGATGCAACAAATGATACATGGGCTTCTCCTGCCGGTATGACTAAGGGTCAAATCAAGGGTGCTGTTAAGCTCGCTTGGAACCCAACTCAAGCTGAACGTGACCAATTGTATCCAGCAGCTATCAACCCAGTGATCAACCAAGTTGGTAAGGGTACAATTCTGTTTGGTGACAAGACTGCTACATTGAAACCGTCGGCATTTGACCGTATCAATGTCCGCCGTTTGTTCCTGATCCTTGAAAAATCCATCGCTAACTCTGCTAAGTATCAACTATTTGAACTTAACGATGCAATTACACGGCTTCAGTTTGTTGCTTCTGTTGAACCATTCCTGCGTGACGTTAAGGGTCGCCGTGGTGTTCAGGACTATAAGGTCATTTGTGACGAAACTAACAATACGCCACAGGTTGTCGCTACTAACAATTTCGTTGGTACGATCTTAATAAAACCAAATTACTCTATCAATTTTATCACTTTAAACTTTACGGCCGTTGGCCCTAATGTTTCGTTTGATATTGCAGCAGGTGTGTAATTGAACTTTATAGTTTATAAGACTACGAATCTGCTTAACGGCAGATTCTATGTTGGAGTCCACAAAACCGTTAATCAAGATATCTTTGATGGGTATCTTGGTTCTAACAAATTGCTTAAATCAGCTATTAAGAAGTATGGTAAAGAAAACTTCTCTAGAGAAACATTAGTAGAATGCTTTGAAGATCAAGATGAAGCATATTCTATTGAAGCAATGTTAGTAAAAACAGTTAAGGAAGATCCAAGATCTTATAACCTAGAACCAGGTGGCAAAGGTAATTCTAATTTTGGTAAGTCAGTAGTTTCAAATAAGCTTGGAATTCACGGTGCTTCATTTGAAGAAAGATCTACTTGGCAAAAAGAAAGAATTGCTAACACCAGTTTAGAACAATTATCTGCTAACGGTAGTAATGGTGGAAAAAGATGTGCAGTGTTAGGTAAATCTGGCTTTAAGACTAGATCAAAAGAACAAGCTAAACTTGATGCCCAAACTGCTAATCAGACCAAACTAGATAGAAATAGTTTTTGTGCATTCAAAGATCCTTCTGTAGGTAAATTGGGTGGACAGATTGGTGGTAAACTTGGTTACGGTACTAAATTCTATACAGACGGTTTGGTTGAAATGAAATTTAGATCTTCTGATACATCAAACAAAGAACTAACGGAAAAAGAATTCTCGGAATTCCTATCTTCAAACCCAGGGTTTTCTAAGGGTAGAAAACCGAGAATAAATAATACATATTAGGAGAATACGCAATGGCTAGAATAGATGATTTCAGAGCATTTTTGACACAGGGTGGTGCTCGCCCTACCCAGTTCAGAGTAAATTTGTCCTTCCCAGACGCTATTGGAGTTGAGCATACAGGTGCAGGCACTTCCGGTGTCTTCATGTGTAATGCAACTTCACTACCTGCTTCTACCATTGCTCCAATCGAGGTCCCATACCGCGGCCGCAATGTTAAGTTGGCTGGTGAACGTCAGTTCCAAAATTGGCAAGTTCGTATTCTGAACGATTCCAACTTCCTGATCCGCAAGGCTCTGGAAAGCTGGTCTTCACGTATCTTGGCTCACTCTACCACAAACGGTGTTGTGATCCCAATTTTGTATGCTGTCGACATGGAAGTAGTTCAGCTTGATCGTAACGATCTTGAACTGCGCAAGTACAAGTTCCACAATTGCTGGCCAACAAACATCTCTGATATCGCTTTGGACTTCGGCCAAGTTACTCAGATTGAAGAATTCACAGTTGAATTCTCTGTTGACTATTGGACTGTGGATTCTGGTTCTGCTCAAATCATCTAACTAAATGGCAAATATTAATAATGAGGCAGCCGGCTTAAATTTATTTGGTTTCAACATCACTAAAAGCAAAAATAAAGATGTTGAAACCAGATCTTTTGTAGCCGCAACTGACATTGAAGGTGGTATTGAAGTAGCCACAGGCTCTGGTGCCGGCTTCAACTCTTACTCAATCGACCTTGATCCTTCTTCAATTAAGAATGAAGTAGAACTTATCTCGAAGTACCGTGAAATTTCACTGGTAGCAGATATAGATCTAGCAATTTCTGAAATTGTAGACGAGTTCATGGTTATTGACGAAGTAGAAGAACTGGTTACTATCGACTTCCAAACCGAGTTCGATGAAAAGTACTCGAAAAAGACCAAAGAAGCAATCACAGAAGAATTCAAAAATATTCTTGATCTGCTAAAGTTCCAACAAGTTGGTCCGGATATTGCTCGTAACTGGTATATTGACGGCCGAGTCGCCTTCCACAAGGTTGTAGATGCTGCCAAACCAAAAGACGGTATCAAAGAACTTCGGCCAATTGACGTAGCTAAACTAAAGCGAATCATTGAGATAAAGAAGGAAGTTGATTCCAAGACTGGTAT